TCAAACCCGATTAACTTCTTATTCGCAATAGATACCGGGTCATTCGATGCCCACTCACCATGTACATCAGCTGGAAGCGCAACCTTAAGTCTATCAGTAAGATAGTCACGAGATAAGACTTCAGCGATCTCAGCTTCGTACTTCTTTTTTGCAAGCTCATCCACAGTAACAGACGAACTTGTCAGATTGATTACATCTCTTTCCTGACTCACTTTTTCTCCTCAACTTTTCTAGTAACAGTAAATGCACCCTCTTCCGAGTTCTTCAAGTATTGTTCGACCGACCAACCTCTCTGCGCACGAAGAATTTCTTCATTTGCAGTAAGTGCTCTCAGCGGTGGCTTATCGGAATTAGGTGCCGGCGGAGAACCACTTGGCGGAAGATGCATACTTGGAGGTGCAACATCACTTAGTGCAGTTGGGTTACGCATCAAATAAGAACCCATCAGGGCACTAACATGATATGAAACAATCTCGACTGTCGGGTCAACATTAGAATTCTCAATTGCAGTATCGAGTTGACCAACAATCTTATCCCAGAGCTTCTCAATGTGTGGCTGAGAGGTTCTGATTCTTTCCTTAATCTGCTGATACTTACTATTCCTTTCCATCTGAACTCTGAACTGCTGAATAGGAGCAATGGAAGAATCGAGATGCCTCTTAATACCTTCCATAACTAATTGTGGATTCTCTCTAAGCTCTTCAGCAGTATAAACTCTCTCTTCAACTGGCGGAGGAGCACTATGTCTTTCTCTAATCTCACCAACTTGCATAGTGAGATTTCTAACCATATCGGTTAGGATGGACAGTTCAGAAGGGCCGGTGTTCGGGGATGTCATTTAAGTCAGAATTAAAGGTTCTAGTTTCTACGGGAGTAAGAGGTGCAGAGAGCTGTCTAAACATATTCAAAAGGTTTGTATAACCGGTATACTCACCTTTATGTAAATCATGATCTTCTTTATTGGCCAGCGCTAATCTGTGGAGCGACTGGGACTGTAACTTCTCCACCAACCGTTTGAGGGGTTGAAACTGGGAGGTTAGAAGGAGTTGTCGAATCTCTAATATTTCCTCCGGCGGGTCTATCAGGCTGCGGTAAGAGTCCATCTATTAAAGTCCTTAGAGTAAGTTTCTGAGCATCTGGAATATCAAAGGTTTCAAGAATGTGTTCCATAGCCTTTGTAGATGCTTGAATAGAATACAGAATTGCAGCTCTACCAAGTTCTGGATTAATCATTGCAGCAGACTGGATATTAGACTGATAGTAGTTCTGGAAGATTTGGCTAAGTTGCAGCCAGTTGTTTCTATCCATAAGCTTNTTATCAGACTGTGTAGCAACCCGAATCTTACAAATGATGCCAGAGAGTAACAGAGAACTTGGCATACTAAAGAAGGTTCTCACTACATCGCCATTAGGAATTAACTCAAAGTATCTTGGGTCACTTGGCCCGAAGCGAGAGATATTGCAGAATGTAGACTTAACAATCGCAGAAGCAAAATCCACAACGTTATGATAATAGTAATCATGCTTAAATCCACTCTCTTGTAACCGAGCCATATCCGAAGTAGCTGTGCCCGGAGTGCCAACCTGTTGCATACCAAGAGTTAAATCATGAATACCAGAGCGCTGCTGTCCATAATATAATGTCTGCTGTTCATTGTTAGCAGCAGCAGGATAAGTTCCAGAGAATTGAATGGGCTCTAAATCAGCCATATCTTCAACAAACCAAAGCTTACCGGGATAAATAGGCTCGTCAGGAGAAATACCAGAGAGTCTCTTTACCTTCATCATATTAGCATTTGCAACCGTACCAGCATCCAATCTCTGTCTATGCTGCATTGTAATCTCTCGCTGGAACTGCTCATTCTGTTGAGCAATACCAATACCTAACCAGCGATTAGCAACTTTCTGAAAGACTCCAGTATCATATGGCCTTCTACCATCTTCAAACCAATTATGACGAATACTCATAATAGTGTTTGAATCAAAATGAAATAGGAAGCAATACTCTACTAGCTTTTTACCCTCTTCAGGAGCAAATGCTCCATAAATTTCATACCAACCTAGTTGAGCAGGCCAGCTAGGAGTTTGTTTCTGAAGCTCTTGTTGAGCCTGTCTATACTTATCAGATGATAGATTAGTATTATTTGATACAGTATAGAAAGTATTCAACTTATCATAAGTGCCTTCTCTGAAATAACCAGCCTGCTCAAGCTGCTTGATTTCAAACTGATTACTTACATGCTCTTCACCACACCAAGGAGCTTTCTGTGGGTCTTGAGCAGAGAATGGCATTAAGAAGTTTGCAAGTGGAACCGGGTCAATACATGGCCCAGAATACACAGGAACTTCTACTTGTTCACCCTGCTCATTAACAACATTCTTAACAAATCTAGTGTAACCATTCTTCATAACTCCTGTTCCAAGAATCTCAAGCTCTAAGAGAGAAGATTCAAACTTCTTCTTAAACTCCATCTGCTCAAGAAGCTGCCAGTCTGCAAACTTTTCAATGTCTCTATCCCAAGGNGCCCANACNGGATCAAAGAACTTCAGATTAACTAATTGATCTTGTGAGAACATTCGTTGCATGTTTCTAGCATGAACTGCTTCTGCAACGATAGCTGTGATAGGAATGATAATGTTCGCAGCTCCTTGGAACGGGAACTGTCTTACAGCTGTATTTGGCCTTGCCCAGTAATCTTTAAGATATCTAGTCAATTCATCAACTAATCCAGAGCGCTCTCCTCTATGATTAGTGATTTGCCAAATCAGCCACATTTTAATAGCTTCTTCTCTCTCGCTACTGAGATGTATCTCCCGCGGATAAGCCATTAGTTTGTGGACCAAAGAGTAATGTGAAGATATCTCTTAAGTCTCGAACGTATATGGACTTTTTGAGTATCCAAAATAACTTTATAGTAGTGAGTTTTCGGTCTAAATTGGCTTCAAACCATCTCCAGATAATAAGAGCTAAGATATCTTTAACAGGCTCTAAGAGTCTAAAATCATCATCTTCAGACTCTTCGATAGCTTCATCTAAGATTCTCATGACTTCTCCGACTTAAACTCTTCCATGAATTTCTTAGCTTTCTGAGCTTTCTCCCATTCAGGAAGGTTCTTCTTTGAGACTTGGCTCTTAGGAATCTTAGCATAACCAGATGCAGCCATCTTCATCTGTCTGGCTCTAAAAGGAGAAATAAAGCCATGCTCATCTTTAGGAGGCTTTCCTTGCGGCATTACATCTTCCTCTTTTTTGTAGGATCAACAGCTGGCATCTTGCCTGTTTTAATACCATAAAACTTTTCATACTCAGGAGAGCTTATAATCTTATCCATCTTGTTCTTAATGACAGCTCTTCTAATATCTGAAACCTTCTCAGAAGCATAAGGGTCGCCGTTCTTAGCACCTTTAATCAACTTCTCTCTGTAAGCAGAGACATAACCTAAACTATCTTTTCTAGGCTTTCGTGGGTCATCACTTCTACCCTGTTTCATCTTACCTCTTTACGAAGAAAAGAATGTCATTTGTAGCCCGCTGAACTTCGTCCGCAGCTAACCAAGCAGAGTTCCAACAAACAGTCTTCCAATGAATCGGATTCTGTTTAATAGCCTTTGGATGGTTGAATAAATCAGGGCTATCAAGCATAGTGAAGTATAAATGATTAAATGCACTTCTAGCTCTAAACCCCCATTTATTCCACTTCTTAGCTGGAACTTTAGCTCTGTTGGGAATTGGATTTTCCATAAATCACTTCTGCTTATGAATAAGCATAGCAACGATTGCACCCAAGCCAGCATCAAGAACAGCTTCAATAGTCTTGCTATCAAGCGAAGTCAAGCAATCAATACCTTCTACGCACACATTAGGAACCTTAGCCCATGCGAAAATAGAAGTAAGAGCAATAGAGATAATGCTAATGCCAAGTCTCTTCTGCCAAACAGGAAGAGTATCAATAGCGAGTGACAATCTCTTAGACTGCTGACCAATCAAGAAAGCAAGAGTGCCAATNGGAACAGCCGCAAAGATGATATTTGCAATCTGAGCTTGAAACCAGTTCATTTAATCTCCATCATACATTGTGGAATAACCAGTTTGCCTATCTCTCATTACAGTATTCACAGCCCGCCTAGAATCTCTAACAAGATGAATCGGCGGAGGAGTTCTCCAAAACTGAGGACCATATGCTAAAGCATCAAGAATATGGATATTATCAGAAGCTCCAAATTCACGATATTCATTAAGAATATCATACTGTTCTTGATGAAATAGTAACTGCCCACCTTCAAAATAAGGAGCTAAGCCCATAATTCTTTCAGGCTTAGCCTTTTGTCTAGTAGGTACAGCCTCAATATTGAATCTAATTCTCCTCACACTCATCTCTTTTAGAATCCAATGCTGATATAGATGAGAGAAGAGCACACCTTCAATGACAACTAACCTAGGGTTCCACTTCTGTACTTGTTGAAATAAGAAGTCAATGAACTCTGGTTGTTCCCATTCTCGTTTATGAGATTCCAGAACAAGGGTTGTTCCTTTTGGTGTCGTCCCCGTGACACAGTAACCGAAATTACCTGTCATTGCAGGGTCAATTAGGATAACCTTATCCAAGTCTGAAATGCCATAAATCTGTGAACTTTCTCCATCAAATATACTAATGTTTCTTTTATCATACCATTGCCAATATCTTAACCAAGACTCTTGGAATGAGCTTGCACCTTCGCTTGGATCATTAAGATATTGGGCATTGAAGACCTTCTTATTTTTACGAAGGATTTTAAGAGATTCTTCTGTGAACTGCTCTGGAAATATAGGAACTTTCTTTTTCAGCTCTTTATCATACTCTTCAACAGCTCTATGATATACCTTTAACTGGTCACCATATTGCGTCTTAACATGATTCCACACATCATCGAACGCCCATCGAGTACCAATATAATCAATCTTATCAGTCTTAGGTGTAACAAGGAATGACTGAAGGTTGTCAACCCATTGCATAAGAGACTTCTTCTCAGTCTCAGAAGCGGTAGCAGTTTCACCTTGCAAGTCATCGGCTTTGATATAATCAAAGTGAGCACCTTGTTTCTTACCACCTACACCCATTGTAGAGAATGTAGGTTCAGACCAAGTCTTCTCTCTATTTAACTCAAGCTCACCCTTGTTGTCAGTTCTACCCTTCTCAGGTGTAATCTCTGGAAATAACGCTAAAAGGACTTCAGACCTGTAAATGAAGTCTCTAATAGAAGATAAGAATCTCTGCGCAGACCCATCAGTTTCGTGGGCTAACAGGACTCTAACATTAAATCCAAGGTTACGAGGATATTGTGAGGTTCCAAGACCATCTGGCAACGCAATTCGGATAGAATCTGAAATGGTTGCAATTGTAGATTTGAAGTGTGAGCGCGGGAGAAGAATAAGTTTATATTGGTCCTTCTCTGTTGACTGGAGCCACTTACAGAAATCGAGGTGCAACCTGGGAGATAGTTTATCATATCCCAAAACTCCATAAGCTAGGAAGAAGAGGTCATTCTTGGCTTTGTTTTTGAGAGTTATTACATCAGCTGATGATAAATCCTTTAGCTTTTCTTCTCCTCTACCTCTAGCCTCTGCTACTTCTTGAGGACTATAAATCTTAAT